CTAATCTTCGGCAGCTTCGGTGACTGGCGTTCTGGCGATACCCAAAAGATCAAGGTCAAGCCCGGACGCATGAGTCCTGAAGAACGCGAAGTCATGCGCGCTCGCCAGGAAGATGCCAAGCGTAAGGCCGCTGAGATTGCGGCCAACGCATCACGCCGAGCGGCCAACCGTGCTGCCGGCCTGTTCAAGCGCATGCCCGAAAAGGGTAAGAGCGCCTATCTGGATAGAAAGCAGATCGTCGGCTTCAAGGTTCGCTATGCGCCACGTACCGGCGCTTTTTTGGTCCCCATGTGCAACGTGCGCGACCAGATTGTTGGCCTGCAGGTGATCTTCCCCGCGAAGCAAGAGGACACCGGGCGTGACAAAGCCTACTGGCCCTACGGTATGTCGAAGGAAGGTGCATTCCACCTGATCGGCCCACACCCTGAACCCGGCGAGCCGGTGCTGGTGTGTGAGGGCTACGCCACCGGCGCAAGCCTGCACATGGCGACTTCGCTCACCGTCGCCATCGCCTTTGACGCGGGCAACCTGCTGCCGGTCTCCAAGGCCATGCGCGAGCGTTTTCCCGGCTGCCCGCTGATCATCTGTCGCGATGATGACTGGAAGACCAAACGCCCCAATGGCGATCCCTGGAATCCTGGCGAAGAGAAGGCCGCCAACGCCGCGCTGGTTGTCGGCGGCCAGCTGGTCGCCCCGGTGTTTTCCGGCGAGCGCGAGATTAAGTGGACCGACTTCAACGACCTGCACGTCGCCGAAGGTTTGGAGGCGGTCCGCCGCCAGGTGCTGGCGGTGGTCAAGCCTCCTGCGGCGGGTGGTTGGAAGGACCAGCTCGCCCGCACCGAAAACGGCTCCCTGATCGCGCACATGCAAAACGTCGAGCTGATCCTAGGTAATGACGAGCGCTGGGCCGGTGTCATCGGCTACAGCGTGTTCAGCTCAAAGATCGTCAAGCTGCGGTCTGCGCCCTTCGGCGGTGGTGCCGGTGATTGGGCCGACATCGACGACATGCGCGTGATGAAGTGGCTCGCGCAGCAGTACAACCTGCGCGTGAAGGCGTCCCATGTGATCGAGGCGGTTAGTGTGGTTGCCCACGACCACGCCTTCCACCCGGTGCGCGAATACCTGGAGAAGCTGGAGTGGGACCGCGTGCCCCGCATCGAAACCTGGCTCACTGATGTGCTGGGCGTCCAGGCCAGCGAGTACTCGGCCAAGGTCGGTAAGCGCTGGCTGATCTCTGCGGTCGCTCGGGTGATGCGCCCAGGCTGCAAGGCAGACTCGGTGATGATCCTCGAAGGCGGGCAGGGTGCTGGTAAGTCCACAGCCATGGGCGTCCTCGGTGGCGAGTGGTTCATGGATACGCCTTTTGCCCTAGGCGATAAGGACAGCTTCCAGGCGATTCGTGGCAAGTGGATCGTCGAGCTGGGCGAGCTGGACAGCTTCAACAAGGCTGAAAGCACCAAGGCCAAGCAGTTCTTCTCCGCGTCCACCGACACCTACCGCGAGAGCTACGGCCGCCGAACGAATGACGTGCCACGCCAGTGTGTTTTCGTGGGCACCACCAACCAAGAGGAGTACCTCAAGGACGCCACGGGCAACCGCCGCTACTGGCCGGTGTTTTGCAACAAGGTGGATCTGGAGCAGCTGCGCGAGATCCGCGACCAGCTATGGGCTGAGGCGTTGTTTTGCTTCGAGGCGGGCGATATTTGGTGGGTGAACAAGGACGAATCGAAGATGTTCGCCGAGGCCCAGGACGAGCGCTTCGTAGTGGACGAATGGGAAGGGCCAATTCTGGCCTGGATGGAAGAGTCGCAAATCGGCGAAACGGCCACCGGCAACGAGATCCTCACCCAGGCGCTCAAGCTGGACTTCGGCCATTGGGGCAAGCCTGAGCAGATGCGGGTCGGGGCAATCATGCATCGGCTGGGATGGCGCAAGCGGCGCATGCCGGCATTGCCTAAGAGTGGGGTGCGGCCATGGGCCTATGAAAAGCCTGCGGGCTGGGGGCGTACGTCTGCGTTGCAGCAGTCGGTGATCGAGGAGCCTTGCTTCGATGATTAAGCGAATCGACGAGATGCTCAAACTATGGGCGCAGGATCTGCACTCACCCATGCCGGAAAACATGGGCGGGCCGAGCGGTGGCAACATGATCGCCATGCTAATGGAGTGCAAAGGGGAGTTGATACGTGGCACACGCGGCAGTCGGGTACTGCTGGATGAATCGGCCGACATTGAACTGATCGTCAAGAAGCACCTTCCACCCCGGCTTGCCCTGGTCGTGTGGGAACACTACTGCAACCACGAAAGCTTCCTGTCACAGAAGCTTTTGCACTGTGCATGCAGCTCGCGGACTTACTACATGCGTTTGCATGACGCCCATGTGTTCATTCAGGGGATGCTGATGGGGAAAGCTGCATGACCCTCGGCGTCACTCCGCGTGCCTTTGTCCTACTGTCCCGCCTTGTCCTACTCGCATTTAGCGCAGTTGGACAGGCGCAGGCCGCGCCGTTGTTGGCCTGTCCTACCGTCCAACCTTTACCCGCCCCACGCACACATGAGCATAGCGGGCTCGTAATCGCGCCCATGGCGCGCACGCGTGCTTTTAGCTTTCTCTCTATACACAAGAGAAAAGGAATAAAGGTAGGACAGTAGGGCTGAGCCCCGTATTCAGGCGCCTGTAGCTGTCCTACTTCGATCCAAAATAGTGGGACAGGTAAGACAGGGCACCAGAAGCGATAGCCGATTGAATGCGTTGTCCCTGCGTTGCACCTGCGTCATACCTGTGTTGCACCCATATTGCGCTATGGCATTAAAACCCGCTTGCTGCCAGTAAAATCCACCTGTAAAAAGTACCCATCTTCGATAGGTGCGACCGCAGACAGCGGGACTCACCACCACACTGAACCCGGCCATGGCGCCGGGTTTTTGCGTTTATGGCGAGAGCGGATGTGAATTCATCAGTTCTCAGAGGGTTCGGCTTTTTCGGCTCTTTCCTTGAGTACGGTAGCTCGCCAAAGAGCGGCGAACAGAGTTCCGGCGCAAAGGAATACGAAGAAATTCATGAAATACACAAAGAGTTCGATCACTTCAATTCTGCTCACTGGTCCATTCGACGTTGCAAAGGTTGCAAAGCCATATGCACTCCTAGCCATGACGAATGCCGACATGACCAATACGGCTACTTTGAAGCCGAATGACCGAATCTTCCGTATTTGCATTGCCGCACTCTCTCTGCTCGCGGGGCTGGCGAACAGCCAAGCAACGATACCGCCTGAGATTACAGACGCGATGACTGTTTGAACGAAAAGCGATGTATCCACCTGATTCTCCTTGAATCGTAGTTGGGGCGAATGAGCAAACCTTATCAAAGAACCCGGTTTGAAAGCCGGCTTCTGCATTCCTGGAGTTGTGTATGACGAACGAGCAGCAAGCGCTTATTGATATGCCGATCTGGATGGTGATCGTGCTGTCCCTGGTTGGCGGCATATCCGGCGAAGCATGGCGGGCCGACAAAGCAGGGGTAAGCGGCTGGTCCTTGATTCGCCGCTTGCTCCTTCGATCCGGGGACTGCGTGGTCTGCGGGCTTTCCACCATGATGTTGTTGCACGCATCAGGCATGTCGGTCCTGGCGGCGGGGAGCATCGGCTGCCTCACCGCGATGGCCGGTGCTGATGTCGCCATTGGCCTGTACGAACGCTGGGCCGCCAAGCGGTTGGGCGTGTGCGATGTGCCGCCCTCGGGTGGTGCTCAGGGGTGATGGGCTGCAAGCCACATAATACGTGGCCTGTAGCGCGGCGCTTCAAAATGGTGCGCCGAAAAGTCGCCGGGGACCCTGAAGGAATTCGAGGGGCACGGGGCATGAAACCCGCGGGAAAGTGTTAGCGGACAGTTCACCAGCTTAGTGAACCGAGGTGAACAGGTGAACTACACCGGATTCATTGGTGAACAGGAGATTCCATCATGACCGTAATTAGCAAAACGGAGTTTGCGGCACGACGTGGTTGGGCCAAATCTTATGTTTCTAAGCTGGCTAATCAGGATCGCCTGGTGCTGACCGATGACGGCAAAGTAGAGCTGGAAGCTACCGAGGCATTGCTGGCGGAGTCGTCAGATCCCAGCAAAGCCGCTGTCGCTGACCGTCATAATCGGCTTCGTCTTGAGCGAGAGGCGAAAACAGCCGCCGAAGAACCTGCGGTGCCGCAAGTTGGGCAAGCGGTAGACTTTCAGAAGTCTCGCGCTCTGCGAGAGCACTACCTTGCTCTTCAGGAGCAAGACAACTATCGCAAACAACAAGGCACCCTGGTGGAGCGCGAAGCAGTGGAAACAGGTGCCTACAATGCGGGCCGTCTGTTGCGTGATCAATTGCTTGGGATGCCCCCACAGCTTGCCCCAGAGCTGGCTGCAATGACCGACCCTTGGATAATCGAAAGGCATTTGACAGCTGCCATCCGGCGTTCGCTGGAGGACGCTGAACGTATGTCTACCTCTGACCTTGAACATGCACTAACCATGAGTTAACCCCATGCACACGGAAATTCCTGATGGTGCAGAGGTGTACCGTGAGGCGTATTTCCGTGGGCTCCAGCCCGATCCGGACGTCTGGATTGACCAGTGGGCTGACGAATTCATGCGGATCCCGCGTGACTCGGGTGCCGCTGAGCCAGGCCAATACCGAACCTCGCGTACACCTTATGCTCGCGAGCCCATGCGTTGCCTTTCGCCGGCTCACCCATGCAAGCGCGTGATAACGATGGTCGCCTCCCAGTTAATGAAAACGCAGATCGGATTGAACTGGATGGGCGGCTTAATCCATATGGCGCCGTCCAACATTCTTGCGCTGCTTCCCAGCCTAGGCTTGGCGAAACGGGTGTCGTCTCGGATAAGTAAAACTATCAAGGCCACTCCCGTGCTACGCGAGCGTGTTGCCTCCAGCCGGTCGCGAGATTCACGAAACACCATGGATACCAAGGAGTTCGAGGGCGGCTCGCTGTATGTCACCACTGCGGGCTCTGCGGCTAACTTGGCCGAGTTGTCGGCGCGCTACATCTACGGCGATGAAGTTGATCGCTGGGAGGTCGACGTGGGCGATGAGGGTGACCCTATCGAACTAGCGGAAACGCGGGGTAGTACTTTTGGCCGCAACGCAAAGTTCTATTTTTCGAGCTCGCCGACGATTAAGGGCGCGTCACGCATTGCCGATCTGTTTGAGTCCAGCGACCAGCGTTATTACTACGTGCCATGCCCCCACTGTGGCCACATGCAGGTGCTTCAATGGGAAAACCTTCTCTACTCAGCCGACTTTAGCTTGGTGCATTACAAATGCGCTGCGTCCGGTTTGGACTGCGATGTGTTGATCGAAGAGCACTTCAAGGGACAGATGTTAGCCAAGGGTGAATGGCGCTCCCACACCCAAGGCGATGGTGAGACCGTGGGGTTCCACCTCAATGCGCTGTATTCGCCGCCGGGGTGGATGGATTGGCGATCGCTGGCTAAGCAGTTCGAAAAGGCCAAAAAGGCTCAGGCTAAGGGTGACCTTGAACCCATGCAGGTGTTCTACAACACTCGTCTGGCAAAGGTCTGGGACAGTGCACAAGAGCAGACGAAGGCATCGGTCCTGATTGAGCGGGCTCGTAGGGAGGGTTTCTCCCTCGGTGCGGTACCTGCTGCTGTGATGATGATCACTGGCTCTGTCGACGTTCAGGCCGATCGCCTGGAATTCATGGCAATGGGCTGGGGTGTCGGCATGGAGCGTTGGGTCATCGATCACCGAGTAATCGCCGGTGACCCATCAGATGAGCGTACCTGGGCTGTCCTCGACGAGCTGCTCAAGGAGCGCTATCGACACCCTTGCGGCGTAGGCCTGGGAATTCTTGCGGTTGCTGTCGACTCCGGTGGTCATCACACGGATGAGGTGTATCAGTTCTGCCGCGTACGGCGCTGGCGCAACATCTTCGCCATTAAGGGCGCGAGCAAACCCGGCAAGCCGGTGATCGCTCAGCGGCCTTCGATGGTTGATGTAACCTGGAAAGGGCAGACCGAACGCGGTGGCGCAGAGCTGTGGTTTGTCGGTACAGATACTGCAAAGGACTGGATCTACAACCGCTACCCGTTTGAGTCTGGCCCAGGTGCGGTGCACTTTGCCAACGACCTGCCGGATGAGTTCTTCGCCCAGTGCGTGGCCGAGCGAAAGGTCGCTAAGTACGTGCGTGGTCACAAGCGTATCGAGTGGATCAAAGGCAAGGCCGAGCGCAACGAAGCGCTCGATCTGATGGTGTATTGCCTGGCAATGGCACATTACCTCGGCATCAACCGGTATCAGGAGCACGACTGGGAGCGGGTGCGGAACTCGCTGGCCCAGGCCGGTTTGTTCGATGAGAAGGTGGTCGAAGCCGAACGTATTACGGTCGCCGAGCAGGCTCCCGAGATACCGAAGCCTGCACCGCAACCCGTCGCCCAACCGCGACCCGCTGCACCCCCACAACGCCGCAGCTCCACCAGCGGTTACCTGAAGAGACGCTGATATGTCGTTTACCCCAAAGCACCTCGAAGCCATCGAGCGCGCCATCGCACGCGGTGAAAAGACCGTGCGCTACAGCGACCGCACGGTGGAGTACCGCTCCATCGACGAACTGCTCAAGGCCCGTGACGAGATCCGAACGTCACTGATCAACGCTGCCGGACCGCGCTCTCGCGTGATTCGGCTTACCCACGGAGGCAAGGGACTCTAATGGCCCGACATTATCCGACGCTCACCCGTAATGGATTCTTGCTGCCGTCGAACATCAAGGCCAGTTACGAAGGCGCTGGGGAGGGCCGGCGCTCGGCCAGTTGGGAAGCCAGCGACAGTGGCATCAACAGCATCAACACTCCAGCCCTGCGCAACCTACGTGCTCGCTCACGGGCGGCGGTGCGCAATGATCCGTATGCGTTCAATGTCATCGACAAACGCGTCAGCAACTTGATCGGCACCGGCATCACGCCCAGGCCGACGACGGATGACGTGGCACTGCGCAAAATCAAGCAACAGCTGTGGGATGACTGGGTGGATGAGGCCGACGCCGACGAGCTGACGGACTTCTACGGCATGCAGGCCCTGGTGGCGCGCACCGTGGAAACGGCCGGTGAGTGTTTTGTGCGGCTACGGCCGCGCAGCCCGAGCGAAGGCTTGGCGGTGCCGCTGCAGCTGCAGGCGCTGGCCCCTGAGTTTGTCCCACACGACAAGTTCGAGACCGCCAAAAACGGCAACGTGATCCGCGCCGGGATTGAGTTCAACCCGGCCGGCAAGCGTGTGGCGTATTGGATGTTCCTCTCGCACCCACGGGATTCGTCGTCGTTGAACACCGGCTACAACCAGCTGGTACGTGTACCAGCGGCGCAGGTACTGCATATCTTCGAACCGATGGAGCCCGGACAGTTGCGCGGCGTGCCGCGTTTGGCCCCGGTGTTGAAGCGCCTGCGCAGCCTGGATAACTACGATGACGCGGTGCTGTTCCGCCAGGAAGTGGCGAACCTGTTTGCCGGTTTCATCAAGCGGCCATCACCGGAGATGGGGCAACAACCGCGTGACCCTGTCACGGGGCAACTCCTGACCACCGACCGCGATGGCTTCACGCCGATGGTCGCCCTGGAGCCCGGCACCATGCAGGAGCTGGGGCCAGGTGAAGAGGTGGAGTTCTCCAAACCACCGGACGCCGGCAATAACTACCCGGACTTTATGCGTCAGCAGCTGATGGCTGCGGCGGCTGGGTCGGGCACGCCGTACGAGATCCTCACCGGCGACATGCGGGAGGTCAACGACCGGGCGCTGCGAGTGGTGCTCAACGAGTTCCGGCGCCGTCTGGAGCAGCTGCAATTCGGCGTGTATGTGCATCAGCTGTGTCGCCCGGTGCGGGCGGCCTGGATGGACATGGCGGTGCTGTCTGGCGCCCTGGTGCTGCCGGACTACGCGCAACGTCGGCGTGAATACCTGCGCACGCGTTGGGTGCCGCAAGGCTGGGCCTACATCCAGCCGGTGCAGGACGTGCAGGCGCGGCGGATGGAAGTACAGGCGGGCTTTGCCTCACGCAGCGAGATGGTGCTGCGTACCGGCTACGACGCTGAAACGGTCGATACGGAAAACGCTGCTGATCTCGTCAGGGCCACGGGCCTTGGCCTCAACTACACGACTCTTGAAGCCATCGAGGTGATCGATGACAAGGAACAACCATGAGCAAAAAAGCCAAACCCCGCGTTTATGACAAGGCGGGCAAGCAGGTAAAAGTCGCCGATAAAAGCTGGTACACCTTCCAGGCCAGCGGCGAAGCCGAGCAGCGCAACATCGAGATATTCGTCTATGGCGAGATCGGCGCTTGGGGCGTCACCGCCAATCAGTTCGTGCAGGATCTGCGCGCTATGGATGATGGTGCGTCACCAGTGATCGTCGCGTTCAACAGCATCGGCGGCGATCTGTTCGATGGCCTGGCGATCCACAACGCGCTGTCGCGATTGGGCGAGCGCTGCACCGGGCGCATTGATGCGTTGGCGGCCAGCGCTGCCAGTGTCGCGGTGTGCGGCGCTTATCGAGTGGTGATCGCGGCCAACGCCATATTGATGATCCACAACCCTTACACCTTTACCGGTGGCGATGCCGAAGACTTCCGCCGCGTCGCTGACGTGCTGGACCAGACCCTGGAAGCGATTATCGCGGCCTACAAAGCCAAGGCGCCTGACATCGACGAATCCGAGCTGCGGCGCATGGTCAACGCCGAAACATGGCTCACGGCCAATGAGGCGGTGGCTCTTGGCCTGGCCGATGAAGTCGGCGACGGTCTCAAGGTCAGTGCCTGTCTCGGACAGGGCAGTGTGTTGCAGCGCTTCCAGAATGCCCCGCCCGAGCTGCTCGCCCAACTGGATGAGGAGCCTGAAGTAGAACCGCCTGAGCCAGATCCTGCCCCTGTGCTGAATGCTGCCAAGTTGGCGCTGATGGTCACGCAGGGATGTGCAGCGGCCGGTATCAGTAACCTGGTGGACCCGATACTCGCTGCGACGAAGCTGGAAAGCGAAGCCGTGATCCAGGCAGCTCTGACCAATGCAAAAGCCTTGCACGGCCTCTGTGTCGCGGCACGACTGCCAGAGCTGACCGGCGAATTCATCACGGCGGGCTTGGACGAAGCTGCAGTTCGTGCGCGGCTCTTCGACAAGCTGGTCGGCAGTGGCGGCGGCTTTGAAATCAACAACAGCCTGCCGCTGGACGATGATCCAGCCCCAACGTTCAAGGCCAAACAGGTCGACACTCATTCAATCTGGGCAACCCGTCAGGCGGCGCAGAACGGTAACTCGAAAGGAGCAAGAGCATGAAAATTGAATCGATGCACGCAGGTGAGTTCCTGCTGTCCGAAGGCGCTGGCACGATTTCCCGCGAAGCTATCAACGTCGCTGCCGGCCCTGCGTTGGAACCTGGACAGATCCTCGGTTTGGTCACTGCTACTGGTGAGTTCGCGCCATATAACCCCACAGCTGAAGACGGTAGCGAGAACGCCCAGGCGATCCTCTTCGGACCATTAAGCATGTCGGACGTGGTGCGTCGAGGGCGTGCGGTGGTGCGTCTGGCGGAGGTCAGCGAAGCACACTTGACCGGCCTGGACCCCGCCGCTGAAAAAGCGCTGAATGCTCGAAACGTGATAGTCCGCTAGGCGACTCGTTCAACCCCTTCAACCCGCATTGTGCGGGTTTTTTGTTTTCTGGAGACATGTTTCATGGCTGACATTCAAATCTTCAATGACGATGCGTTCTCGGTGTCTTCGCTGACCGCCGCAATCAACGAACAGGAGTACGTGCCTGGACGTATCGGCAGCCTGGGTTTGTTCCAAGAGGAGGGTATTACCACCCTTACGGTACAGATCGAAAAGGACGGTGACACCTTGGCATTGGTGCCGGCGGGTGAACGGGGTACGTCCGGTCTGGTGGTCGGTGGTACCAAGCGCACGCTGATTCCTTTCAATACTGTACACCTGCCACAACGCTTCACTATCAAGGCTGATGAGATCCAGGGCATTCGTGCCTTCGGCACGCGTTCCGAGCTTCAGTCGGTGCAGGACGTGGTCAACAAGCGACTGGCTAAGGCTCGTCGACAGTTGGACGTTACTCACGAGTTTCAGCGCCTTGGTGCGCTTAACGGCAAAATCTACGATGCGGATGGCAAGACGGTGCTGCTCGATTTGTATGACCGTTTTGGCGTTAAGCGGAAGTCGTTGTCGATGGGCTTGGTCGGTGAGACGAAGTCGTTTCGCGTGCAGTGTGGTGAGGCATTGGATATGCAAGAGGACGCATTGGGCAGCGTGACCCGCAGCGGCTCTCGTGCTTTCTGCGGTAAGAATTTTTGGAATGCGCTTTTGGAAATTGAGGAGGTGAAAAAAACTTACCTCAATACCCAACAAGCAGCTGCTTTGCGAGGTGATGCTCGCGAAAGTTTCGACTACGGTGGCATCACCTGGGAGCGTTATCGCGGCAAAATCGCCGGAATGACGTTTGTGCACGATGACAAGGCGCTGCTGATCCCTGAAGGCGTACCGGACTTGTACATCTCGGTATTCGCACCGGCCGATTACATGGAAACGGTCAATACCGAAGGTGTTCCTTATTACAGCAAGATCGAGCCGCTGCCATTCAACAAAGGCATGGCTGGTGAAGCTCAGTCCAACCCGCTGCACATGTGCACGCGGCCCTTGGCGCAGATCCTGCTGGAAATGTGAACGTGGCCTTCCGCGATCTGATCGACGATATCGACGATGTGGTCTTCGAGACCTTGGGCGACAGTGCCCAGATCGAAGGCCGCGCCGAACCGGTGCTGGGGATGTTCTCGGCACCGTGGAAGCAACCTGCGTTCGGCAAGGTCCACTCCGCTATACGCGAGCCTCGCTTTGAGATCCGCGTGAAGGATTCGGAAGGTCTCATCAAAGGTCTGCGGATCACGGTCGACGTGCCGGCATTAGATGGTGGTGGCGAATACGACCTGCTGCAGCTGGAGCCCAACGGTAATGGACTGGTGGCCTTGATCTTGAGGAAACGTGCATGAGCGTCGGCAGCTTCGTACATAAGACGCGGGATAGCGGGATGCTCAATATCCAGCCGTCAGCGGTGCATTCCCAGGCGTTACGCGAGTTCGGGCAGTTAGTGCCCAAGGCTGCTGCAGCGGCCCAGCGTCGAGCAATCAATAAGACGCTGGGCAGGCTGCGCACTCACATCGCCCGAGCAGTTGGTAAGCAGGAGCGGATCGCCATCGGCGCCGTCCGGCAACGCCTTCGGGCGTACCCGGTCAGCGGCGGGGCGATGCGCGGCAAGTTGTGGTTCGGGGTCAACGCAATCGAGGCCAGTCGGATCGGTAAGGCTCGGCAAACCCGTGCCGGTGTGTCAGTGGCAGGGCGACGTTACCAGGGCGCGTTCTTCAAGCAGGTGTATGGAGGCAGCCCTGATATTTGGATCCGCACGTCGAGCAAGCATTTCAACGCCACGGACTACCCCGGCAGTACGCAGGGGCGGCGCAGCTCTGGCTTCATCGCGGAAAGCGACAACCGCTTTCCGCTGGCGAAAGCCAAGGTGTCGCTTGACCAGGTGCGACCGCACTTTGATAGCTGGGTCAACCGCGCCGATGAAATCCTGCTGGAGATCCTCAAGCAAGAACTCAACTTTGAACTGCAGAAGTACCTCAAGGGGGTCGCCCGTGTCTGATCAGCCTTTCAGCCTGGCCCATTTGTATGAAGCCGTTGAGCAGCACCTGCAGGAATATTTACCGGGGATTCAGGGCGTGTCGTTCTGGCCGGATCTGTCGGCGGAGACCACCCTCCCTACGCCCGTAGTGCTGCTGGAAATGGCCGAGATGGAGCCGGCGCAGGACACCGGCACCGGTGAAACCTCGCTGACCTGCAAGTTCGAGGCGCGAATCGTCGTCGACTCGATCAGCACGGATCCGCAACGTCAGGCTGTGCAACTGGCGTCTCAATTGGCGGTGCTTCTGCGCGGGCAAAGCTGGGGCTTGGAGGTCGACTGCGCCGTGTTCGTGCGCTCTACCCAGGACTGGACCAAGCCCGAACTGGACGGCTACTTCGTCTGGCTGGTGGAGTGGGATCAGACCATTTACCTGGGCGTCGAGGAGTGGCCGTGGCCGGATGAACCGCCGGGTTCTCTGGTCATCGATCTGGGGCCGGGTGTTGGGCAGATCAAGCCGGAGGAAATGCAATGAGTTACGCCACGGCTCAGCATGATCGGATGATCGCGTCCACGGTGATGCCCTGCGTTGTTGTGGCGGTAGATTTGCCTGCCGCCATGGTGCGTGTGCAGTCAGGCGAATGGACCAGCGCCTGGGTTCGCTGGCACAGCCAGGCGGCTGGCAAGGCGCGCCACTGGCGCGTGCCGAGCCTGGGCGAGCAGGGCGCGCTGATCAGCCCTAGCGGCGAGCCGGCGATGGGCACGTTCCTCCCCGGTCTGTACGGCAATGCCGGCGCCCAGCCGGACAACCGCGATCACGTCGAGGTTTGGCGATTCGCCGATGGCGGCTCCCTGGTCTACGACTGGGAGGCCAGCAGCTACACCATCGACCTGCCGGCCGGAACCGTCACGGTCAAGGTCGGTGGGTCTGTGCTGGAGATGACGCCTGACAGCATGCGACTGGTGTCGGGCGAGATCAACCTGGTGGGTGCGGTCACCATCGACGGCGCTACCCAGATTAACGGCAAGTTGAATACGACCGGCGACATCAACAGTGCTGGCAAGGTCATCGACGTCGGCGGCAACACGCCGAACCATAAACACTGATCCCGACCCGCCTGGTGCGGGTTTTTCGTTTTAGGAGCATCCATTGATGAGCAGGAACAAACCCGACAGCCAGGACGAGATTGGGCCAGGCCGCGTGTTTCGCGACACGCTCTTTACCTCCCGCACATTGGTGCTGCCCGATGGCAGCACTATGGCCGTGAGCAAGGCCCGCGTGACGGCCACCACCGACGAGCAGCTCGCTTTCCTTATGACCCACCCGGAAATTGTGCAGGAGTAACCCTGATGATCGGAATGGATCGCCGCACCGGTCAACCGCTGTCCGGGCTCGACCATCTCCGGCAGTCCATCGGGGACATTCTCTCCACGCCGGTCGGCAGTCGGCGGATGCGACCTGAATACGGCAGCCAGATCCGGCGCTTTGTCGACTTGCCGGTTAACGCTGGTTGGAAGAGTGCGGTACAGGCCGAGGCGGCTCGCTCGCTGGAGCGATGGGAGCCGCGGCTAAAGCTCGAACAGGTGCAGGTCGTCGCAATTGTCGGCGGGCGCATCGACTTCAAATTAACCGGTGAATACCAGGGCGAACGCCTGCTGCTGGAGGTGTCGGCATGAGCACAGTGGATTTATCGGCACTGCCGGCGCCGCAGGTGCTGGAGGCCTTAGACTACGAAGCGTTGTACGAAGAAGGGCTAGCTGCCTTTCGTGGGCACATGGGCGACAACTGGTCGGCAGCGCTGGAGAGCGACCCGGTGGTCAAGCTGGTGGAGCTGGGGGCGTACGGCAAGATGCAGAACCGGGCACGGGTTAACGATGCGGCCAAGGCGCTGATGTTGGCGTACGCCGAGAAGGAAGATCTCGACCAGCTTGCAGCCAACGTGAAACTCCAGCGGCTAGTGATTCAACCGGCCAACTTGCAGGCGGTGCCTCCAGTGGAGGAGGTCAGGGAGTCGGACGATGCCCTGCGTGAGCGTATCCAACTGGTGTATGAAGGGCTGACCACCGCCGGCCCGCGCAACAGCTACATCTTCCATGCGCGCAACGCCTCGGCGCTGGTGGCCGATGCCACGGCAGAAAGCCCATCACCGGCCGTAGTGGTGGTGACTGTGCTGAGCCTCGCCGGCAACGGCAAAGCCGACCAGGCTCTGCTCGACCAGGTATACGCCAAGCTTAGTGATGATGACATTCGTCCGGTGGGTGACCGCCTGACAGTGCAAAGCGCACAGATCCTGGAGTACCGGATTGATGCGGTGTTGCATATGACCGGTGCCGGTCCTGAAAACGACGCCTTCTTGGCTGAGGCGATCAAGCGCCTCGCGGCCTGGATCAATCCGCGTAAACGCCTGGCTCTGGAAGTCGCCCGATCTGCTATCGACGCGCAGCTGCATGTCGGTGGCGTCGGCCGAGTCGAGCTTAAAAACTGGGTCGACCTGAAACCGACCAAGTTCCAAGCCGCCTATTGCACAGGTTTCAGCGTGGTCGTAGGGGGCTCCACATGACCAGTCTGCTCCCCTTGAACAGCACACAACTGGAGCGCGCCATTGAGGCCGCCCTGGCCGAGAAAACCAAGATCCCGCTCCGTACCCTGTATAACCCTGACACCTGTCCGGCGCATCTGCTGCCTTGGCTGGCCTGGACCTGGTCGGTCGACCGCTGGGACAACAAATGGTCGGAAGCCGTTAAGCGTTCCGCCATCCGCTCCGCGTTTTACGTGCATGCCCACAAGGGCACCATCGGCGCGTTGCGCAGGGTGGTCGAGCCGCTCGGCTACCTAATCGAAGTGCTGGAGTGGTGGCAGACCACGCCCAAGGGCATTCCCGGCACTTTCGCCTTGAAGGTCGGCGTGCTGGATACCGGCATCACTGAAGAGATGTACCTGGAGCTGGAGCGTCTGATCGACGACGCCAAACCCGTCAGTCGGCCGTTGACCGGACTCGCTATTAGCCTCGAAACCCAAGGCGCCATAAACATCGGTGTCGCCCTCTACGAAGGCGACGTAATCGACGTCTACCCACCCGTGCAACGTGACATCGAAGTCACGGGCTACATCGGCGTGGTCGGGCGCGAACACAGCATAGACACTCTGGACGTTTACCCATGATTGATCGCAATTCGCAATTTATGGCGATCCTCACCAACGTGGGGGCCGCGAAGCTGGCGAACGCCAACGCCCTGGGCGTTCCCTGGAACCTCACTGCGCTGGGGGTAGGGGATGCCAACGGCACTGACCCAATCCCCAGTGCAACCCAGACCAGGCTGATCAACGAGCAGCGGCGGGCGCCACTGAATCAACTGCGCGTCGATCCGGTTAACGCGGCGGTGATCATTGCCGAGCAGGTGATCCCGGCAGACGTTGGCGGCTGGTGGATTCGCGAAATCGGTGTGTACGATTCGGACGGCGACCTGGTCGCGGTTTCCAATTGTGCGCCCAGCTACAAATCGTTGCTGGACCAGGGATCAGGCCGCACACAGATTGTGCGGATGAACTTCATTGTTTCAAGCATCAACAACATCGTGTTGAAGATCGACCCCGCCATCGTCCTGGCGACTCGCGAGTGGGTTGATCTAGCGATCACCGAGGCGATCAACAAGCAGGACTTCAAGCATTCGGTGCTTGTGGCCACCACGGCAAACATTGCCCTGACTGGTATCCAGACAATCGACGGTGTGTTGTTGTCGGCCGACACCCGTGTTCTGGTAAAAAATCAGGCCCAGGCGAAGGACAACGGTATTTACCTTGTTTCGGCCAGCGGTGCCTGGAAACGTGCTCAGGATGCTGACACTAGTGTTGAGGTGACGCCGGGCCTGTTTGTGCATGTCGAGAAGGGCACGGCCAACGGCGATAGCGTTTGGCAACTGGTGACGGATGCGCCGATTGTGCTTGGCACCACTACGCTGACCTTTGAAATGGTTGCGGGGCGTACAGGCATTGGCGCTGGCACCTACCGTAGCGTGACCGTGGACAAGCTCGGTCGCGTTATTGCTGGTACGAACCCCACAACACTCGCTGGCGCGGGTATTACGGATGCCATGCCGATTGGGGCGGGTGGTTTGATGACCAGCGCTCCGATGGTCGCGGGCGCAATCTCAGGCCTTCCTACAACTCAATTTTTTGCGGCTTCGGAAGGTAACACTACTGATATTCCGGCAAGTATGACTTATGCGGTAGGTCTGCATATAAAGTATCCAGGTCCGGCTGGGGCTTACTGTCTCGATATTGTATCAAGTGTTACTGCGGAAGATTTTAGAATTAGATACACGGGCGCCGGTGGGCCCGCTGCTTATCGTATTCTGTGGCACTCTGGAAACTTTACTCCGGATTCAAAAGTAAACGGGGATGACGCTACTGGCGTAGGGTTTGCGTCGGCAGACATTGAATACCCGTACATTTGGAGCAAGACTGCCAATGCTGCCATTTTTTTGCAAAAGCGTCTTGGCTTTACACCTGTTCAACAGGGCGGCGGGATTGGGCAGGCCACCAATAAAGTTAAGATTGGGTGGTCCTCGAATGGACTTAAAGCAACAGTAGATGAAAGCGATCTTGGATACATTTGGTGTGAAAACAACTTCAAGCCATCTGAATACATTAAAAAAGGACAAAACGTCCCCTCGTTTTCAAATCCGATCTTTGGTTCGGGGAATACTGGTGCAATAGGTACAGTTAACACGGTTAATACGGGTTCTTTTCAAGTTTCCAATGAGGGCAATGCAGCCGCATCAGCGTCTATATGCTTTCACCGCGCGGGCGTCTATGCAGCCTATTTGGGTCTTGATACGGACAATCAGTTTAAGGTTGGTGGCGCATCTATGGGCCTGGTGGCCCACACGCTTTGGCACTCCGGTAACAGGCCGAAAGACACTGCGCTTCTCGCTGCTAACGGCTGGAGTAAGAACGCAGACACTGGAGAAATCAAGCAATGGGTTGAGGTCGTAGTCGATGATATTTCATCTACAAAAACCTTGAGCGTAGCGTGGCCTTTTAAATTCCCTAACCGATTTTTAAATGCGCAGATTACTTTTAGGATTCCTTCAAGTACTGGCTGGTGTACGGCAGTAGGCACTTATTATGATGCTACCACCACGGGTTGCATGCTGCGCGTGGAGGAGTGGGCGTCAGTACTGCAAACGGGGTTGATTGCAGTTGTCGAAGCGAGGGGGGAATAACAATTGAAAAGATTCTATAGCGCAAAAGAAAATGCATTCTTCAACGAGGAGTTCCACGGAACTCGAACAATTACTGTTCCTGATCCCAATTGGATACAGCCAATTACCCGCGTTCCCGATCCTGAGTGGATTCAGCCAACTGTTTCAGTTCCAAACCCTGCCTGGGTCGAGGGGGATGAATCAGTAGGTCAAACTATTTTTGTGCCTGATCCTGACGCAGTGGTGCCGTTAATTGAAGCGCCAGATTACAGCGCTGTACCTCCGTTGATTGTAGTGCCCAACCCCAAGTGTTTGTTGCCGCCAGAATCCGAGCTAGTGGACGTTTCTCAGGAAGAACATGACGAAATCTACCGGGTACTTTCGCTGGGTGGGTCGATCCTTGCGCCTGGTAAAAAAGGCCGCCCGAGTACGGCACCCGCGCCTGGGCCTACGCTGGAGGAACTGAAAAACCGCGAGCGTGCCATCCGCGACCGGGCGTTGCTGCTGACCGATCCTCTGATATCGCGTCACCGCGACGAGCTGGAGGCCGAGCGCCCTACAACCCTCACTGCCGAGCAGTACAAGCAGTTGCAGGGCTATCGCCAGGATCTGCGCGACTGGCCCGAGTCGGAGCATTTCCCGGCAGTCGAGTACCGGCCGGTACAGCCGGCATGGCTGGCTGAGTTGATCCAATAACGCCCCGCACTGACGGGGCGTTTTCTTTTCCGTTACGCGTAACACGAACAACCTACGGCCTCGCTTATGCGGGGCTTTCTCGTTTCTGGAGTTCAATCATGAGTGGATTCTTTCACGGCGTCACCGTGACCAACGTCGACACCGGCACGCGGCCTATCGCGGTGCCGTCCTCGTCCATCATCGGGCTTTGCGACACCTTCACGCCTGGTCCCAATGCCAGCGCCTTGCCCAATCAACTGATGCTGATCACCCGCGAAAGCGAAGCCATCGCCGCCTGGGGGCCAGATGCGGCGATCACCAAGGCGGTCAAGGCCATCTATGTTCGCTCCAAGGCCGTGATCGTTGCCTGCGGTGTGGAGAAGCTGGCTGACGCCGCTGCGCAGACCTCGGCCATCATTGGCGGAGTCTTGGCAAACGGCACCCGTACCGGCATGCAGGCGCTGCTCGACGGCAAGAGCCGCTTTAACGCGCAGCCTCGTTTGCTGACCGCGCCCAAACACACCGCGACGCTGGCCGCCGCAACGGCGCTTGTCGCCCTGAGCGAAAAGCTACGTGCCCTGGCGATCATCGACGGCCCCAACACCACTGACGAAGCGGCCATGGAGTACCGCAAGAACTTCGGCAGCAAGCGCGTGTTCCTGGTCGACCCTGGCGTGCAGTACTGGGATACCGCGCTTAGTGCCACCATCGACGCACCCAGTTCTGCCTGGGTCGCCGGGCTCTTCGCCTGGACCGATTCGGAGTACGGCTTCTGGGCCTCGCCGTCGAATAAAGAGTTTGTCGGCGTCACCGGTACGGGCCGACCAATTGAGTTCCTGGATGGCGACGAAACCTGCCGGGCGAACCTGCTCAACAACGCGCAGATCACCACCATCATCCGTGATGACGGCTACCGCCTGTGGGGCAACCGCACTTGTTCCAGCGATCCGAAGTGGGCGTTCGTAACCCGTGTTCGGACCATGGACATCGTCATGGACGCGATCCTGTACGGCCACAAATGGGCGGTTGACCGCTCGATCACCAAGACCTACGTCAGCGACGTGACCGAAGGCCTCGCGGCGTTCATGCGTGACCTGAAAAACCAGGGGGCGGTGATCAACTTCGAGGTGTTCGCTGATCCCGTACTGAACACGGCCAGCCAGCTGGAGCAGGGGAAGGTCTACTGGAACATCCGCTTCACCGATGTACCGCCGGCAGAAAACCCCAACTTCCGGGTCGAGGTCACCAACCAGTGGCTGACCGAAGTTCTCGATACCAACGCATAAAGGAGAGCCGCCGATGGTTCCGCAAACGCTCTACAACATGAACGCCCATATTGATGGCGTCAGCTTTGCCGGGGATATCACCAGCGTGACCCTTCCCAAAATGACCCTGAAAACCGAAGAGCATCGCGCCGGGGGCATGGATGCCCCGGTCGAGATGGATCAGGGCATGGAGAAACTGGAGGCCAGTTTCGCCGGCAAGGGCGTACGCCCTGAGGCCATGAAGTTTTACGGCCTGGCTGATCAGACCGCCTTCAACGCGGTGTTCCGTGGCTCCTTTAAAGGTCAGAGAGGCGCGACCACTGCGGTGGTTGCCACCCTTCGCGGCATGCTCAAAGAGATTGATCCAGGCGACTGGAAAGCGGGTGAAGCCGGCGAGTTCAAGTACGCCGTGGCGGTCAGCTATTACAAGCTCGAAGTCGCCGGTCGGCTGATGTACGAGATCGATCCGGTCAACTGCGTCCGTGTCATCAACGGTGTCGATCAACTTGCCAGCGTCCGTCGCGACCTGGGTCTGTAACGGAAAGGTATCTCATGAAAAAACTGAAACAACTTCCATCCTGGCTCACGGTCACCTCCGATAGTGCAACGGTCGTCCTCACTCGTCCAGCCGATATCAACGGCGAGAGGCTCGAGCAGTTAAACCTACGCGCACCGACTTTGCGGGAAGTACGCGCCTCGGACGCGATAGGCGGCGATGACGCGGTATTGCGTGAAGTGACCTTGTTCGCCTCGCTGACTAACGCGGGCACCAAGGACATTGATGGGCTCACGTTGGTTGACTACGGACGGGTGCAGTCGGCCTATTCCCGCATACTTCAGGACAGTGGTATTCCTGAGAGGAAGGACGAAACACCTGGCTGGCTGGCCGTTGATCTTGAGCGGGCGCTGGTGACGTTGTCCAAACCCTGCGAGATCAAAGAGGTGAAGGTAGACCGCCTGACTCTGCGCGCACCCACGGTTCGCGACGTGCGCGCTGCAGCTTCCGCCTCCAATGGCGATGACGAACAGCGCGAGACCATCCTCCTGGCCAACCTTACTGAAACCGACATCAAGGATCTGGAGGGGCTCAAGCTGACGGACTACCAGCGGCTACAAGCCGCCTACTTTCGCCTGGTGCAGGATGACGGGGTTTAACGCCTCCCTGCAGAAGCGGGCCGCGAAACGCCTGGCTGCGGAGTTCTCCTTCGCGGCCAGCGAAATCGAGACCATGCCCTTTTCCACGATGATCTGGTGGCTCACGGACTGAGCCCCGCATCCCTGCCCGGAGTAATCCCATGGCAAATAACCTGGCGCTCGGCCTGGTCATCGGCGGCGCCGTCAGCTCCACCGTCGGCGCCGCCTTCAAGGACGTTGAAGGCCGTATCAAGAAACTTGGCGAAACCGGCACCAAGGCCCGCGTGCTGCAAAGCACCATCGGCGACACCATCCGCCTGCGGGACGAATGGAAAAAGGCCCACGACACTGGCGCGGCGTCCGCTGACGGTCTGTTACGAAAACTGGAAAACAACCTCAAAACCCTTAAAGAGCAGGGTGTTGAAGTTGGCAAACTGCGCAAGGAATACCAAGCCCTCGGCCAAGTAGCGCGTGGCGCCGAACTCAAGGCGCTGGGCCACACGCAGATCCAGCAGGGCAAAGAGGGAATGAAAAACTCCCTCGGCAAAGCGGCGGCGTTGACGGCATCGCTGGCGATTCCGACCAAGGTCTCCGGCGATTACCAGGCGCAAATGCGTCAGATGTCGCTGTGGGCTCATACCGCCGGTACGGATGAAGAGTCCGCGATGACTGAGGCGATCAGCAAGGTAGCCGCAGACAAAGGCATGAGTCAGAAGCTGCTCGCTGGTGCTGTTGGCGCATTGATCGAAAAGGGCGTCGAGTGGAAGGAATCCACAAGTTACGCTGGGGAGATCGCCGATCTCATCGACGGACAGGGCATGGAACCCGCCACCATCGCTACCCTGATCAACTCTTTCAAAGAGGCCGGTGTCAAGCAGGCAGATATGGGCGCCATGCTTGGACAGGTCGCAGCGGCCGGCGACATCGGCGCGTTTGGTCCCAAAGAGATGGCGCGGTATCTGCCGGCCATGCTCGGCAACATCAAGCGCCTGGGCATGGAAGGCCCCGAGGCGGTGCGCTTCCTCGGTGCCAGCCTGCAGTCGCAGTTCTCGCAAACGCAGGACGCGGCGGCGGCGGCCACCAACATGAACAACCTGCTCAACGCCGTGATCAGCAGCACCAGCCAGGAACGGTTCGCCAAGGAAAGCTACGACCTGGCCGGCTCGATTCTCGTCGCGACCAAAAGCGGCAAGGCAGCCAACCCGGTCGATGCTTTTATCATGCTCAGCGAGCAGTTGATCAGAAAGCAGGACCCGGCCAAGGCCAAGAAAATCGAGGCGCTCAAGGCCAAGATCAAGGCATCTGTGGATGGCAGTGCCGAAGAGGAGCAGGCCATGATCGCCCTGACCGAAGCTGCCGGGTTGGCGAACATCGTCAGCGATCAAAGCGCCAGTGCGGGTCTGCTTGCGCAGATCAAATATGGCGACAAGATCAAAGCGGATATGTCGACCATCAAGGACACGGATGGCAAGGCCAAGATCGAGGCAGACGCGGCGAAAGCGCGAGAAACGTCCAACCGGAAGTGGGCCTCCGCGACTGCCGGCATTGAATCATCGATGACGCGTATCGGTGATGCGGTGCGGCCGCTGACGGATATCGCGGCGGACGGGCTGGCGAAAGTGGCGTATGGGCTTGGAGAGTTGGCAGGGAAGTTTCCGACCGTGATCAGCGGGGCTACGGTGCTAGCCGCTGGTGTTATCAGTCTCGGTGCTGCGATCAATGCGATCAAGATCGGTAAAGGCCTGCTCAACGTTGGGCGTGGCTCGCTGATGGGCAATCCCAACGTGATTCAGCGCGTGTTTGTCACCAACCCATCCAGCGGCGCGGGCGGGGTTGATATCGGAGATGGGAAGCGTCGCCGTGGCAAGGGTAAACGTGGTCGCGGTGGTCGAGGTCCTATCCCCGGACCGGTACCGGCAACCCCGGTAGGAGCCGTAGCCAGTCGATTCGCGCCAAAGGCCATGATGGGTAAGGGGCTTGGGTTCGCCAAGGTAGGGGCTCCCATGGCGCTGATCGAGGCGGGCTTGATTGCTGCTGATACGTATCAGAATGCCGAGACCCGCAACGAAAAAGCCGAGGGTTACGGCAACGCCGCCGGTACTTTGGCTGGCACGCTGGCCGGTGCTGCAGCTGGGGCAGCGATTGGTTCGGTAGTGCCGGTGATCGGCACGGTGGTCGGTGGGCTTATCGGCGGATTCCTCGGGAGTTGGGGCGGCGGTGAGCTGGGTAGTGCGGTAGGCAAGGCTGCCTTCGGTGGACCGGATAAGCCGATAGAACGCTTGGCTCAGCCTTCGCCATTGCTGCTGCCGAAGCCCAGCGGACCAGGCATCACAC